GCAAACCCACATCGCTGAGCTGCTGACGGAAATCTCGTAGTGAACCCGGTCCATAATGAGCCATGTCTCTGCAGGCACCTCTCACTATGTCATTTTGGATTCGAAAATCACTCACATTCTGCTTCTTTATCCACTGCAGCTGCTTATAAACCGTTTCATACGGCAACCTTTTGGCAACAATGCCCCCCATAGGGACAAAGTGTGCTTTCAAGAAGGTCGCATCCTTCAACGGTTCATGAGCAGTTAGAGCAGCCAATTTATTAGCTGGAGTAACCTTCATACCCATCACGGCAGCCACTGAGGCTACCGTTAGACGATTGAAATACAACAACGTCGAATCATCAGCCGACGCTATCACATCATCACCATAAGTGACCATGCGAACGTCTCTATCAAAATCGCGTAAATCCGGGGTCAAACCCGCCTCGTAGCGCCCCACCAAATACGACACCAGCAGCACAAAAACGTTCGTAACGCTATTAAACACGTCAGTCATGGGATTACCTGACTTGTTACCCTGCTCAGTTCTCATCACGTTGTCCCCTACGATGACATATGAAAACTGCAACACATGCAACAAGCCATGGCGAACAACTCTGTTCTCCATCCCATACCAAGCGTCTGTCACGTTGCGAAAGAAATCAAACTGAGCCGCCGTAACTGACCCGTCATAGTTACTATAATCAACATCAAACGCGCGACGACCAACACTAGCCAATTGCTCATAGTAATAAGCCCAATATGTCTCAGCATCCGCTCCAACTCCACAATGAGTCATAAACCCTGGGTTTGCCTTTATCCACGACAAAAAGGCTCCAAAATATTTACGACATAACAATGTGAACTCAAGAGGCGGCTGCTCAAACACACGCGTCTTACACTGAGCAACCTTCTCCACTGGTCGCAATTCGTCCTTATTGGTAGCAACCCACAACAGTTGAGGCACTATACCTTCCTGCAGCTTATCCTCCGTGTCACGCAACTTCTCAACAAAACTACACCCATACGCAGGTATATCAAACGTTCGACTCTTATCCGACCACACCAGATCCTGTCCGCCTTCACGCGGCACCACATCAAAGATCTCCCGCTTGCCATTCTGAAACCACTTAGATATAAAACCTGGTGATTTAGTAATGTCAATCTCAATCATTGGTGCCTTCCCATTGATCATTTCATGTTCAGTCAGAGGCTCAGTATCACGCTCCTTTGGATACTTAGCAATGAAATAATTGACGATCTTCGTAAAAAAACCGTTGGTTATCACAG